AATGATCTCAAGGAACTCACCACCTTCAGCATTAATCCCAACACCAGCAGTAAGGAGACGCTCAATATTGGCACCCTCACGATCCAACTCGCCAATACGATCAGCGAAGTCAACAAAGTTCGTTGAACAGTCAGAAGTAACTGCCGAAACGAATTCTTCATAACGATTAAATTCAATGTGCTTGGTCAAAATGTAAATCCTCCGAATTTTTCTGTGTTGGTGGTTTGTTCAGGTTCTGATCCGCTATCGAGAAAGTTGTCTTGAGCGGATTGCTCACAATCATACAACCTCATCTTGGATCTGTCAATACCCACGGCGAACCTTTTATTGACCGTGAGATCGTTGTATCGATTCTTCAATTGTTTTACAAGTATCTGCCCCAACTGCTCCGACTCTTCAGTGCTAATAAGGGCAAACATAAGGTCAGCAGTAGCAGGGAGACCAAAGGACTCAGAAGTATCAGTAAGGTCAACATCAGTGCTGCCATAACCGCTGCGAGTGGTTTGAGTAGCAGTGACGATTGGCACACCTTGCTCAACAGCAAGACCACGAAGTTCTTCTGCAATGCCCTTAACCAAGGTGTACGAGTTAACAAAACTTGCCTTGAATCTTTGTGAAGTACAGATATTAAGGTAATCCACAAAGATAATATCGGGTCTAAAACTCCTCTTAAGAGACAAATCGTTAAGAAGAGACCTAAAATGTCCCACGTGGGCAGATGCAGTAGGATACTCTTTAATGATAAGTTTCCCATTTGTCTTCTTCATCAGGTTAGTAACCTTACCCTCATACAATTGCTGGGGAAGTTTAGCAATGTCTTGAATGGGTACGTTCAACAAATTAGCGTCAATACGTTCTGCAATCTTTTCTTCTGACATTTCACAGGTGATGTATAAAACATTCTTACCCTGTAGTAAAGATGCTGCTGCAACGTGACACATGAATAAGGACTTACCCACACCTGTACCTGCCAGTGCGACGTTCAATGACTTATTAGTAAGACCACCTTTAGTAATCTTATTGAACATTGTCAGGTCAAAAGGAATCTTAGTTTCTACTCGGTTGTAGAAATCAAATCGTTCTTGATAATCATCAAGATAATCATGACCAATCTTATTGTCAAAAGAAACAGAGATAGCATCAGAAAGAATAGATGGAATAGCACCCATATCTTTCTCTTTGTCGTTACCATCTGCAATCTTGATACTCTCTAACAAGGAGAGATAGATTGCACGATTACGACACCACTCTTCTGTCGAATCTAATAACCATTTATAATCACAGTCATCAGATTCTAACTGACGTATGAGTGTACTAACATTTGTAAAGGACTCTTCACTAATGTTCTTTTTATTCTGAAGGTCTACTTCAAGAGATTCCTTAGTTGGGCACTTCTCATATGTAGAGATGAACTCTGATACTAGAGTAAACAACAAAGAGTTATGGTCACTCTCAAAGTATTCCTTCTTTAAATATGGATATACTTGGCGACGATACTCGTCATTAGTAACCAAGTTCTTGATGATTGTAAACTCAAGTGAATTCATGTGTAATGTAAATACGAACCTAGAATGTATTTGTCACCACTCACTACAGGTTTTCCTTGGTGTGGAAAAGTCCATAGTGGTGGAAAGATTAGCAGGCGACCCTGCTTTGGTTTTACTCGTTTGTTGATACTAACAAACTCAGTTTCTCCACCTTGTTCAACTGTATTCAAATACAGAAAGAATGCTAAGAAGCGTCTAGCACTTGCATGGTCTCCTACATCAACATGGGGAGCAAACTGATCATCTGTTCCTTTCCTGTACCTCTTTACTCTAAAGTCCTCAACAGCATACTGCTTAGGTATCCATTCTGTCAACCCAGTGCTGTTGGAATACATTATCAGATACGGTCTAACCATCTCCAAAAGATCTTTAGACATGTCTGGTGCCAATGTCAAGTGATGAAATTTAGGTCTAAGATCATTATTTACAAACTCAGCATCAGAGTTTTTATAATGTCTAATTACTTCCTGACATATGGCACTAGGTATTACGTTGTCGTAAACCTTAATGTAATCATCAATTCGTTTCAGTTCCATACTTAAATTCCTGTGATGCTGCCCAGTCAAGTTTTTCCATTACTTCTTCTGTGAAGTACTTCTCGGGATCGGCAAGAATAACAGAAGGATAAACAGAGGATTCACCAATAACGACACGATTGCCCTTCCTAGTGAATACTCCGTACTTCTCACCCAGTTCCAATAGTCCGTAATACTTGTCCAGTCCACGTGAGTCAAAGAAGAGTCGGGTTGCAACTTGCGAATTCTCTTTAGTAAAACGAGATTTGTTTGCTTTGACTTTGATGATGTTACCTACAACATCAGTACCATCTTTTTCTTTTGACTTAGACAGATACATGATAGTAGATGCAGCATACTTAAGACCACTACCACCACCCATATCAGATTGCTCTCCATACATGTTCATAGTTTTGTATGTATGGTTAGTGACAATCATAGGAATCTTGAGTTTACCCAGTTTGCTGGTAATGATTCGGAACACCGATTTGAGAACTTGAGATTTAGTCATGTCACGAACTTGCTTGTCATCCAAAGCATCTGTAAGTTCTTTAGATGATGCAAGCATACCAAGAGAATCAAGAACAATTAGCAGAGGTTTACGATCTTCTTCCTTTGTCTTGAGAAGATTATCCAGGATACGAATGATTTGAGTACGAAACTCTTCAATAGTATCTACTGGGAAATGCCATACTCGATCGGCGTCAAGTCCACGGTTCTTGAATAGGTCTGCTGTAGCAGCTGCTTCACTATCAAAGTAGAAAACTGCACCATCAGGATTAGTATCAAGAAACGTTTTAGCGATAGCGATTGCATAAAATGTTTTACCAGTTGCTTGTTCACCAGCAATTGCAGTCACACGATTGTCAGGAATGCCACCATTGACACTCCCACTCAACATTGCATTGAGAATGTAAGACCCAGTGCCGATAAACCCTTGTTCGTCACCAGTAATAATACCATCAGAAACAAGTTTGGCATAGTCATTTTTTGCCTCTTTGGCAAGTGTATCAAAGATACTCATACGAATAGAAACTCCAGGTTAACTTCTTTTTCTGTTTTCCATCCAATAGCATCAAGAATAATCTTGAGTGGATCTAGGAATGATTTTTGAAACTGCAATTTATAATCAATATTCTTTTGAATATCGATCTCTGTTGGGAAATTAGAAATGAATGAAATAACATTCTCCCCAACAGTATTTGGTTTTTGTAAATAGCAAAACTTAATCTTTTCACCTTCTTGAATTAAAGGATACTTATAAGTAAGTTTGCGTTTCTTCAATTGAAAATTGTAAAGGAGTGCTCCTCTCACATGGATGGGACAACTTTTCCTATACAGCGTAACAGGATCAGACCATTTTGTCAACCCATTCACGCTACGAGGAAATGCAATGTCCTCTGGAGGCATCTTAAAGAATTCGTCTTTAAAGTTATCAATAAATTTTATGACATCTTCTTCAGTTTGAGTCATAATAATATTGAGTGCCTCTTTAATCTTAGTTCTGCATGGTGCAGGTGTAGAAGATTTAACTGCCTCAATACCCATCATCTTAAGTTTTGGTTCTGCATAGCGAACACCCTCACTATCCCATACATTAAGAATGTATCGTTTCTTTGCAGTCCAGATACCTTTGTCAGCAATGTTCTCACGTTTCATTTGCATCTTTTGTTCAAATGCCGAAACGTAATTCGCAAGTTCCTGATAAGAGGATTCGATGAATGGTTCCAGTTTCTCTTGACAGATCTTATCAAGTATGGAAACAATTGCTGCTTTATCGCCAGACCGATTACTAAAGAATTTAGTAACAAGAGGTCCAAGATTAAGATAGATTGAGTCGGTATCGCTAGCGATGACATAATCGACTTCCTCCGTTTGCAATAGGTTATTTAGGTAACCGTTCATCTTGTCCTCAATCCAACGGATGGAGACCTGACCAGAAAGTGTGATCGCCTCTGCGTTGGCAAGCTTGTAATACCTGAAATACTGATTCCCAATAGCACCATAAGCACTGTTAAGTTGAATCTTACGTGCCATCTGGATATTATTGTATTTTGAAATATCCTTAATTAGTTGTGGACTAGGATTCTTCTCATTCTCCTGCTTTGCTTGGAGCATCTTCTTTTTATAGATCTTACGTTCATTGTAGATCTTCTCCATCAATTCAGGAAGGAATCCACGGACATCTTTCTTGTACTGTGCTCCATTTGCACACACACAATACTCACCGTCAATAGTAACCTTCTGTTGCAGAATTCGATCTACTGTTGCTGATGGATGTCTCGTTGAAAGTAACGTTTCTGGCGAGATGTTGTACTGCATAATGAGGTGAGGGTATAGGGAGTTGAGGTCAAAACTAACCACCCATTCGTAAAGACCTGGAACAGGTTCTTTAACATAAGCACCAGCATATTTCGCATCTTTGTCATTTCTTTCATTAGGGGGGACAACAATACCTTTTGGTGTAAGATAGTTATATATGATACTATCCCACATGCGTACTTGATAGTACACATCTTCAAAGTTAACCTTTGCATCATATGCAAGATTAACAGCAAGATCAATTAGTTTCATCTTGTCTTCCAAACGGTCAACAAGTTCCACGTCATGGATGTTGTAAGTAACAAACTTCTGCCAATTCTGAGTATAGAAGTCCTTGAAGGTTTCAAACTCAGAGTGATCTAGTTTCTGCTGACCCAGTTCAACGCTGGCAATATGGTCAAGTCGATATGATTCTTGGTTAGTGTAAGTAAACTTTTGATAAAGATCAAGATAGTCAAGAACACTAACCCCAATGATATCATATACAAACTGATTACGTCCTTTAATTTCGACTTCTTTTTCATACACTTTATTCCAGGGAGAAAGTGACTTCATATACTTAGAAGAAAGTATACGATCAATTCTACGGCAAATATAAGGAACGTCAAACAACTTAACGTTCCAACCAGTTAAAATATCTGGAGTATTCTTTGCCCACCATGCAAGAAAATCTTTGAGCATCTCTTCTTCTTTCCAGAAGACACGATACTCAACATCACTCCGAGAGTTTTCATACTCACGGGTTCCCCAAACAATTAGTTTTTTACTGGTAAAATCCTTGATCGTAAGACAAAGAATCTCCTCTGCAGTTTCTCCAACATTGGGGAAACCGTTTTCAGAGGAGGTCTCAATATCAATCGTATAGATTTTAAGTTGGGTTGTATCATACTCAATTCGTTCTTCAGGAAACTCTGTACTAATAAACTGGTAGAGAAATCTATCGTTACCATAGATTTTAAAATTCTCTACCTGCTTATACTCATCAATAAATTCTCTAGCATCCTTGACGGAATTGAATTCTAGTTTTTGAGCATAGTTACCTTCAAGAGTTTTGTACTCAGTTTTCTTGTTGCACTGAGCAAAAAGAACTGGAGAAAAATTCTGCTCATACTGGACACGTTGACCATCTTCGTATCCAACATAGAGAATCTTATCTCCAGTCAAAAAAACATTACTGTAGAACTTCATCATCAGGGGGTAGAATCGCTTGGTACTCGGAGAGAATCTCAGGGTCGGGTGTTGCTAGTGTAGCAAGAGATTCCGAATAAAGCAAGACATTCCTTTGCTTGGAGTAGCGGGGGAATGTCCTGAGTTCACCATCTACAATTTCCATGGGGTCTGCCAGGAAACAAGATGGTTCCATCTCCATCTCAGAAATCTGAGAAATTAGATACGTACCATTACGAAGCAGAATCAGTTTCGTTTCCATCAATTTCCTCCTCAGTTTTGATTTCATGTTTTGCACAATAGTCCCTAAGGATATTGTCGTGAGGATCGTAAATAGTCACAACCCAATCTGCAGGGATGATAAACTCCCTTTGTTTAGACAGTGGTGCCCAATGGGTATATGCAACTTGGAACTTAGTCCTAGGTCCTGATTCTTCACCTTCTACCACAATCTCATCAGATTCAGTAGTAGTCAGTTGCATTACATATGGATGGGAAAGATGATATGCAATGATCCCATCTTCATTTTTGTTGAGAATTTCTTTGGCGTCAGAGATTACATCTTCACCAGATTTCATCAAAATAACTTTAACAGTCATAGCGATAGTTT